GCGCTGCACCGTCTGTCTCGCCTTGACCCCTGGAAAGGCGGACAAGCCATGACCCGCACCGACCGCCAGGACCGCGAACGTGCCCGCGTGCTGCTACTCGGGCTGCTGGCCCTCGCCCTCGCCATCGCCTACTACGTCGTACCGGTCCTGCTGTGGGGACCGGAACCCTGAGCCCTATCAGAGGTACGAAGCCCCTCCGCGGGCATTGCGTATGACCATCTATGCCCGCGGAGGGGCTTCGTACCTCCGACAAGGAGCAAGAACGATGAAGATGATTCTGAACGAAAACGAGATCCTGGACGCCGTGCGCGAGCACTTCGAGCTGGGCCCCGAGCAAAGCATCCAGCTGCTCGTGACCCGCAGCCGCAAGGCGGCCCGACCCGCATTCACCGCCGAGGTGACGGACCCGGAGCCGACAGACTTGGATCGCGCCCTGGCGCCGAGGCGCAAGCCCCGCAAGCCCGCCGTAGCTCCCGCCGTGGACGAGACGCCGACGGCCCCGGAGGCATGAGCCGTGGAAGCCCTCCGGCTGGACCCTACCTACGACCACGAGACCGTCGAGGAGATCGACGCGGCCGCCGGGGCGGATGCGCCGACGGAGTGGGTGCCCGAGGAAAACGACGCCGCGATCGTCTCCCGCTACCTGCGCGCCCACCGCTACTACGCGGCCGAGTGCAGTCGCGTCCTCGCCGCCGCCCAGGCCGAGCGCGAGCGCGTCAACGTCTGGGAACAACGTCACCTGAGCCGCCACGACAACGGACTGCGCTACATCGCCCACATCCTTGGGCTCTACCTGCGGTCCACCGGGCAGCGCAAGGTGGATCTGCCGGCAGGCGTCATCTCCTGGCGCAAGGGCCGCGAGCGCGTCGAGATCCCGGACCCAGCGGCCTTCGTCGCGGCGCACCGCGGCACGGACCTCGTGCGCGTGAAGGAGGAGCCAGACAAGGCCGCCGTGATGGCGGTCGTGAAGAACACCGGCGAGATCCCCGCCTGCGCCGACATCGTGCGCGGCGACGACACCCTCAACATCAGCACGGAGTAACCCCATGACCCAGATACTTCAGACCAGGCCCGACACCACGCCCATGTCGATGCTGGAGCGCGCCGTCATCAGCGGCGCGAGCATCGAGGTCTTGGAGCGCCTGCTTGCTCTGCAGGAGAGGTGGCAGCAGAACAACGCGCGCATCGCCTTCACTGCCGCCTTGTCGGCCTTGCGCGCCGACATGCCGGAGATCGTCAAGTCGCGCAAGGTGGACTTCTCTAGCGCGAAGGGGCGCACCGCCTACCAGTACGAGGATCTCGCCGACATGGTCGAGCTGCTGTCGCCGCAGCTGGCCAAGCATGGCATGTCCTTCCGCTGGCGGACCGACTCCACGACCCCAGGCTTTGTCTCCGTGACGTGCATCCTCGCGCATGCAGACGGACACGCCGAGGAGACCACACTGGCTGGTCCCTACGACAGCAGCGGAAACAAGAACGCCATCCAGGCCATCGGCTCTGTGGTCACGTATCTGCAGAGGTACACGCTGAAGGCGTCGCTCGGTATCGCGGCGTCACAGGACGATGACGGCCGGCAGGGCGCTGCACCAGGACAGCCGCCGGTCCAAGCTCCCAGTCGACACCCAACACCCGCAGCTTCCGAGGACATGACCGGGGCGCAGCGAGAACGCTTCGTCGCCAAGCTGAACGCCCTGCGCGAGCGCAACCCCGAGGCCTTCGACCGCATCCTTGACGGTCGGCACACATCCTTCAGCGCGGCCGTCCAGGTGACGGACAGGACCGCAGCGGCGGAGATCGTGATGGCCTTGGAGGCCGCCCTCGGAGGGGGCGCCGAATCGGCACCGGAGACGCCGGCGGCCGATCGCGGGGACGGACAGGTCAGGGGAGAACTGACCGTACCCGACGGAGGGACGGCGCTCCCTCCCGGCGGTCCGCGCCTCGGCATGGGCGAGTTCCAGGCTATCTGCGGGACGCTCAAGTCCGTACTCGGGGAGGTAGACTACCTCAGCGTCATGAAGCCCTATGGTGGTCACAGCAACAAGACGCCGCCGGAGCAGTACCAGGACGCCTTACTTGCCCTGTCCGCGGCCGCGACGGGCACTATGGAAGCTCCGGACGTCGCCTGCCTGCTACAGGCGCAGTCTCTCAGCCGGGAGGAGCTGCGCTCGGCGATCCCCAAGGCCGAGGAGAACATCGTCGAGCGGGCGACCATGCGCGACGAACACCTCGGCGAGGCCGGCCTCGAGCGGGCGCTCGTGGCGAGTCTGCGGGTCTACTATGCGCTGTTGCTGTGGTTGGGATGAGTTTACGCCGGCCCCGCCCGCAAGGGTCACCTTGCATGTTGCGTAGCGTGAGCGTCAGGCCGAGCATACACAGGCGGCGCCACTCGTCCACGTCAGTCGGCCATTGGCTCTCGCCGGACGGCCTCGACCCTGGGTCAATCTTGACGAAGAGCGAAGAGGAGTTCCGGGCGATGGCCCGGGCCGCGTTTGCACCTCGAGGAGATAGCACGGAGG